GGAGACTGTTTTGGTTGTATGATAGATATGGCCGAACAGTACAACGACTACACATCAGAGGAGGCCGATCAAGATGAGTGAACGCCACCACCGAGCCAAGATCAGTGAAGAGGACGTGAACCTCATCATCGATCTGTCGTACGAACGTGAGGACCTCGAGGAACGTCTCAAGGAAATCTCGACTAAAGCACTCGCAGATCGTTTCGGGATATCCCGCCAACGTGTGTGGGACATCTACCGCAAACATAAGGAAGAAAACAATGGCTGATGCAAAGCACCAGAAAGGAACCTTAAGCGAGTTGGTATGCCAGCAAGAGTTGGTGCAGGAAGGCTACGATGTGTTCACCCCCATCACAGGACATGGGCCCGTAGATATTGTTGCAATCCACCCCGAAACAGGTAACATACGCCTCATCGACGTGAAGACTCTTTCGCGTCGTCGGGACGGTACCCGAATCTACCGTACGCCTTCTGTTCCACAGAAGAAAATAGGCGTAGAAGTTATCGAAATAGACCTCTTTGAGGCATTGAATTAAAAGGAATGTTTCCTATGAATGTGCTCGTCTTTGACGTTGAAACAACGCACGTATACAAGCCTAACGGCAAACACACACCCCTGCCGTACTTCGGCAACCTCCTCGTATCTGTCGGCTACGTCATGACAGACGGGGAGAAAATCACGGAGGAAGAGTACTTCTTTCTCTACCACAAAGAAGCCCTCCCAACCCCGGGAGGCTACGACAGGTTCCAAGATGCCCTCGACCGTGCCGACATCATCGTCGGTCACAACATCAAGTTCGACCTGAACTGGATACGTGAGTGTAACTTTAAGTACGACGGTCCTGTTTACGACACGATGGTCGCAGAGTACATACTCGCACGGTCGCGTAAATGGGGCTTCGGTCTTGCGGACTTAGCTGAACGCTATGATGTTTCCCGTAAAAAAACTGACCTGACAAAAGACTATCTGAAGAACGGCAAGACATTCGCCGACATACCCGCAGACATTGTGGAAGAATACGGACGCGCGGACGTCATCGCCACGTGGGAGGTGGCACAGGCACAGATGGATAGGTACGAAACTACATGGGAGGAGATGGTAGCATGAAAGACAACAGAGTTTTGTTACCGACACTGAAGCTGTCTCTCGAGATGACACGTGTCTTGACCGACCTCGAACGTACCGGAATCAAGATCGACCCAAACATCTTGGAGGAGATCGAAAAGGAGTACGTCGCGGAGTACACCGAACTTGGCGTACGTTTGCAGCAGATGGCCGAAGATGCGATGGGCGACACCCCTGTCAACCTCAAATCTGCAGACGACCGTTCGATGTTGTTTTATTCACGTAGAGTAAAAGACAAGAAACGTTGGGCTGGCATCTTCAATCTCGGCAGTGAAATGCGGGGATCGACACGCAGAGCAAAACAGCGTACCAAGTATAAGAAGCCGGAGTTCAACCGCATTGTGCGTGATGAAACGGAGATCATCTACAAGACAGTCGCGCGTCGTTGTAACTTCTGCAAGGGAAATGGCCGCTACACTCCCCTCAAAAAGGACGGCACACCGGGTAAAGCGGTCCGTATCTGCAAAGAGTGTAAAGGCGAAGGTATCATATATGATAACACCCAAGAGATTGCGGGATTTAAGATGGTACCTCGCGACGCGTGGGACACCGCATCTGCGGGATTCAAGACAGACCACACCACGTTGGGCGACCGCTTGGATGAACTGTCAGGAGAAGCCCGTGAGTTTGCCGAAGCGTACAGCCGATACAATGCACTCGGCACATACCTCTCAACCTTTGTAGAGGGACTCAAGAACAACAAGGATGAGAACGACATCGTCCACCCCGACTTCATGCAGTGTGTCACTGCGACCGGTCGACTATCGAGCCGCAACCCCAACTTCCAGAACATGCCACGTGGGTCAACCTTTGCGATTCGTCGTGCGATGGTGTCTCGGTTTGAGGGCGGCAGTATTATGGAGGCAGACTATGCTCAGTTGGAGTTTCGTGTTGCAGGCTTTCTTTCCGCTGATCCACAGGCATACCATGATGTCGAGGCAAAGACGGACGTACATAATGTCACAGCAGGAATTATTGGGTGTTCCCGTCAAGAGGCAAAAGCGCACACGTTCAAACCTCTTTATGGTGGAACAACTGGTACCCCGGACCAACAACGTTATTATCGTGCCTTCAAAGATAAGTATGCTGGCGTAGCTGAGTGGCAGGAGGGACTGCAAAAGCAGGCTGTCACGAAAGGGTTTGTACGGCTACCGTCCGGACGCGAGTACGCATTCCCCGGCACGAAGTGGACAGAGTGGGGCACAGCAACCAACCGCACCGCGATCTGTAACTACCCCGTGCAAGGGTTCGCAACCGGCGACCTACTACCTATCGCTCTGGTCGCTCTATGGAAGGGCATGAGAGAGCACAATTTAAAAAGTTTGATTTGCAATACTGTACATGATAGTATTGTAATCGACGTCTTCCCCGGAGAAGAGGAAGTCGTTACCCAGCTGACAGCGGAGGCTATGCTTTCGTTGCCAGATGAGTGTGAGAAGCGATACGGAGTCACCTACGACATGCCGATCGGTCTCGAAATCAAGATGGGACGGAATTGGTCCGACACCCATCAAGTATATGAAATCTAATGAGGATGAACGCAATGGGCGAATTAGCTATCAACGACGCATTTGACGGAATCTTGGCTGCCGCTAAGGCCGGCAACATGGATGATCTTAAAGCGATATCAGGTCAGGGCGCAGACACCCCTAAACAGGGTTTGGCGCGTCTTAACATTAACTACGATACTGAAACTGACGAAGGTAAAACACTACCTCGCGGTCAGTGGAAAGTATTCCACGACGGACGCTTCATCTACGCTCCGGAAATCACTTTCCGTGCATTGATGCGTACCTACGAATACTCTGTGTGGGACGCAGAAGAGAACAAATTCTCTAGCCGTTCTATCCAGAACCTAAACCTGACAGGCAGCTTCCCTGACACTGCTGGCGGCGACAAGTGTGGTCGCCTGAGCAAATCTGATGAAGAACAGCTCGGTGATGATCACCCACGTGTGTTGGCGTCTCGTTCCGCTACGTGTAACCAAGTGTTTTACGCTTTGATTACAATGAAAGGCAAGGACGCTGACGGTACTGAAGTCGAACTGACGGATTACCCTGTGATGGCGTACTTCAAACGTTCAGGCTTCCGCCCAGCGAAAGACGCGATTGATAAGATCTCGAACATGGGCAAACTGATGCCGCAGACTGTGTTCAACCTCACAACTTCTCGTAAGAAGATGGGTAGCGTAACTTACTACGTGCCTGTGTTCACGTACGAAGGTGATACTGAGATGTCTCAAGATGACTGGGATCTGCTTGCTAAGTTCACAGATACCATCAAGGCATCTAACAACAACATCATGGAACAGTACCGTGAAGCACAAAAGCTTCTTGTTACTGAAGAAGAAGTTGACTTGGCGGCTGATTTCAAATGATTTTAGCTGAAGCCCAACTCAAAGACTTTTTGAAGCGGGCCGGACGGGGGGAGGCAACTCTCCCCGCTTCTGTCATAGAAGAATTCAGTCAAGACTGCACAGATGCCTTGAAGAAGCAGTTCAACCGTCAAGATGGTTGGCGCATTCGCATGTCAGGCATCGGACACCCCCTCTGTAAACAACTTCTCGAACGCGACGGACATCGTGAAGAGATGGCATACAACGCAATCATCCGCTTCCTTATCGGCGACATGGTCGAAGCAGCTCTCATGGCTATCATGAAAGGTGCGGGCATCAAGATCGTAGATTCTCAGCGTGGGTGTCAGTTGGAACTTGCAGGGGAGACTGTCAAAGGCACGCTCGACGTGATTCTCGATGACGTTGTAGATGGCGTAAAAGTTTGGGATATCAAATCCGCTAGCCCATACTCGTACAGCCAGAAGTTCGGCAAAGGCTACGACGGTCTGAAGGCCGACGATCCGTTTGGTTACGTGATGCAGGGCCACCTGTACGCAGAGTCCAACGACATGCCATTTGGTGGCTGGATCGTGGTCGACAAGTCGTCAGGTGAGGTACAGTTTGTTGCCGCGCCAGATGATCAAGAAGAAGACCGTAAAGAATACCTCACGCAAGCAAACAAGACCGTAGCGGCTCTTGTGGGCGGCAAGGAATTCAAGCGACCCTTCAAAGCTGAAAAAGAGACGTACCGCAAGAACGGAGCTACAGTTGAGACAGGTAACACTGTCTTACCTCGTATGTGTGGCATGTGTGGTCACAGAGAGGTGTGTTGGCCTAAAGCCATACAGCACCCAAAAGTGACGTCTAAGGCCAAGTTCCCTCCTCTTGCGTGGTACGAAAAGATAAAGGTAAAAGAGCTATGACAGAGAAAGAACTGAAAAAGCTCGTGGCCGCGCAGGAGCAAGCCATGAAAATGCGCGCACAGGTCGAAGATCTCGTGCGTTTGCACAACGCGTTGGTTCCTGAGATACAGAGGCTGGCAAACGACGTCGCTTTCGGCACTAACTACGAAATCGATGGCATTCCCTACGTACGTGATGAGCGCATCTTCTCGATCGCTGTGGAGGAGCAACCGTTTCACCGCACCGCGATTGGCTTGAAGGCGCTGCGCAGAGCAAAGCGTGAGGAACCACAGCCAGAACCTGTAGCTGAAGAGCCGGCTGCACCAACCCCACCTAAGAGGACACGACGTGCCACTACTGCTAACAAAGCAGATTGACCGTAGTATCTTCAGCCTTAACGAATTTGTTTACGGCATCTATTTTGATGACGTGTTTTGCAAATCGGCGAGCCCTTACCTACGGTGGGCTCGTGGGCAACACCAGATGCTACCCGTCACTGCATACGAAGCCCCAGACAAGCCGCTGTTGAGCGAGACCTTCCAACGTGACCGTGCAAACCTGTACTCTGAGTCACAGGAGATTTTCGACAAGTTGCGGGCCGGTTCTGTGGTCTTGATGTCAGTCGATGAATACGACGCAGCCTTGACAGCTGTTTCGCGCGTCAATCCTACGTACGCGTCGATCCTGACAACACACACCGCAAAGTGGAGGGACTTCTAAGATGGCAAGACGACATAAGTTTCGCTCGGACTTCGAGTTAAACATTGCAAAATCCCTTGCTAATCAAGGGGTTAAGTACCTGTACGAAGAAGAAAAGTTGATGTACATACCGAAGCCCAAGACGTATCTACCCGACTTTTATCTACCTGAACAGGACATCTACATCGAAGCTAAGGGGTACTTCTCTCCCGCAGACCGTCAGAAGATGCTGCTGGTTACTCAGCAGAACCCCGACCTCGATATCCGCATGCTTTTTTTGAGAGCATCCAACAAACTGAACCGTACGAGCAAGACCACGTACGCTAAGTGGTGTGATAAACACAAAATACTCTGGGCGGATGCGAGCATCCCGAAAGAGTGGCTGGAGAAGAGAGCATGAGCGAAAACCTAGATAAGAAGATGCAGATGGAGCAGATGGGCATGTTGCCCGGACGCTTCTACCTAGTATTGGAGCCATTACCAGATGCAAACAACGAAACTGAAGGCGAGAGTGGCTTTACTCTCCGTATCTATTCAACTGCATATAGCGATAGCGAAAGTGAAATTTCTGACAACGTGGAATCTACTTACGTCGTCGTGCAAGGACTCATTGGCCAACTCGAAGATCAGTTCGATAGTATCTTCGCTAAAGGAATCGAGCGTGTCACGTTGGAACACCTTCCGTACACAGTTCCGGAAGACGCCATAGACGAGAACACACGAGAGAAGATACGGTCGATCAGCGACAATATCATTGAAGTGGACTTCGGCGGAGGAATGGTACATTGAAAGAATACGAAGACGAATACCAAGAGATCAACCATCCCGAGCACTACGAGTCAGACGGGATGCAGGTGATTGAAGTGATCCGTGCATTTCTTTCTCCTGAAGAATATGCTGGCTATTGCCGGGGAAACCAAATAAAATATCTCTTGCGCCTGTACAAAAAGGATACGCCAACTAAAAACGTGGGCAAGTCCAATTGGTACGGCGACCGATTAGCACGACATTTGAGTGAATAACATGATTGAAGATTACAAAGTAGAGGGAGGCAGCATCCAGATCGATCGTTCACGTGATGCTGACTTTAGTGATCAGGCTTTACGCCTACTGAAAGACTACTACATGCTGCCTGAAGAGACGTCGCCGCAAGAAGCGTTCGCCCGTGCAGCTGTAGCGTACTGTTACGGTGACTTTGCATTTGCACAGCGCATCTATGACTACGCATCCAAGCGTTGGTTTATGTTTGCGAGTCCTGTGTTGAGCAACGCACCGAAAGCTGGAGCAGACGTGAAGGGTCTGCCCATCAGCTGTTTCCTGACGTATGTCGGGGACAACCTCGAATCTCTCATCGGGCACAACACAGAGGTCGCGTGGCTTTCTGTGAAAGGTGGCGGTGTGGGTGGACACTGGTCTGACGTACGTGGGATCAGTGATAAGTCTCCGGGTCCGATCCCCTTCATGAAGGTGGTAGACTCGGGTATGACTGCATGGAAGCAGGGCCGTACACGTAAGGGTTCGTACGCGGCTTACCTAGACGTGTCACACCCAGACATCGTGGAGTTCATCAACTTCAAGGTGCCTACTGGTGGCGACATAAACCGCAAGTGTTTCAACTTGTTCAACGCGGTGAATATCACCGACGAATTTATGGAGGCCGTTACCAATGGCACAGAATGGCAATTACGAGACCCTAATGACGGAACTATCCGAGATTCAGTCCCTGCTCGCGAGCTATGGGGAGGAATACTCGAGGCTCGGTTCAGAACTGGGTCGCCTTACATACACTTTATCGACGAATCCAACAGACAACTACCGGAATCTCAGAAACAGCTTGGACTACGCGTTATGGGGTCTAACCTGTGCAGTGAAATCACTCTCCCTACTGACGAGCGAAGAACAGCAGTCTGCTGCCTCTCTTCAGTCAACCTTGAAAGATACGATGACTGGAAAGACACCGGAATGGTTGCAGACCTCGTACGACTCTTGGATAACGTCCTTGAGTTCTTTATCGAGCACGCACCAAAAGAACTTGGAAAAGCTATTTACTCAGCTAAAAGAGAGCGCTCAATCGGCTTAGGCGCGATGGGCTGGCACGGGTACCTCCAGAAGAACGGAATCGCATGGGAAGGTATCAGTGCAAAACTCACGAACCGTCGCATCTTCGCCGACATCTACGCACAGGCGGTGGCAGAAAGCCTTCGTTTGGGTGAAGAGAGAGGAGAAGCACCGGACATGAAAGGCACGGGTCGTCGCAACGCCCACGTGCTGGCCATAGCCCCGAACGCGAACAGTTCAATCATCTGTGGCTGTACACCGAGTATCGAACCTTCCAAAGCCAACGCATACACCCACCGCACACGTGCTGGGGCACACTTGGTTAAGAACCCGTACTTGGAACAGGTGCTCCAAAAGCACGACATGAACACACCAGACGTGTGGAAGACTGTCGTCGCGGAACAGGGCTCTGTACAGTCGCTGGACTTCCTGTCGGAAGACGAGAAGGCCGTATTCAAGACAGCCTATGAGATCGATCAAGGGTGGGTGGTAGAGCATGTTGGGGACCGTCAAGGGTTCATCTGTCAGGCTCAGTCATGCAACCTGTTCTTCCCCGCGGGCAGTCCGAAGAGCTACGTCAACAGTGTTCACATCCGTGCGTGGAAGTCGGGGCTCAAATCCCTGTACTACCTCCGTACAGATGCAGGCTTCACAGCAGATAAGGTAGGTCTCGCTGTAGAGCGCAACGCACTGCAAGACGCAGAAGAGTGCGTGTCCTGTCAGGGGTAACACGCCGCAACACCACAGGGGCTTAACGGCCCCTTTTTTTGGAGAAAATTATGAGTTTAGAGAAGCTGGAACAACAGGTACTAGAATGGGGCGCACTGAAAGGTATTCTACCGGACCCCGTAGCGTTAGCGCAGTGCAACAAAACACAGGAAGAGGTGGACGAGCTGTACATGGCGATCATGCACGATGACCGTGCAGCAGCCGTCGACGCCATCGGGGACATCATCGTAACCCTCATCATGCAAACACAGGCATGGGATACGGACTTGACAGAGTGCCTATCACAGGCGTATAAAGAGATCTCAGGCCGCACCGGTAAGATGGTGAACGGCGTATTCGTGAAGGACGTGGAGGGATTGAAAAGATGACACGCGACGAGATATGTGACCGAGTGATTGAACTCGCGAACTACTACAGCGAAAAGATAGCGGACGTGGAAGACTACGAGGCGGTGTTCTCTTTACACCAGTACCTGTACAGTGCTACGGTTGACCTGTACAAGCAAATAAGGGAAGACAACGATGGATGATTGGAAATACGACAGCGGAGGCCGTAAGAAAGA